CTTATAGAAATCGGAATAACCATCACGGCCAGTTACAGACTCATGCGATAAACGAATCCACTCCATACAAGCCTGCTGGCCAGAGGGGGAAATTGGATTATAGAGGTTGAGAGTCATATCCTGCCATTCAGCCTTGCCTTTTATTTTACGGTAAACATTAATATGATCAAGCTTCACTTCATTCAAGTTAATGTTTGGTGCTGTAGCACTCTTAATCATGAAAGAGGGAATACCGTCTACGTACATGATAAAGCGATTTTGAACTGTGGGTTCAAACGCTGTAAACATTATTTCATTAGGATCTAATACTGGCATTTTGTTCTTGTTTTATATAAATAGCTAATGCTATTAAAACCTTTTATTAGGCAATATCCATTCCAGCTTCTTTTGCTGCGTCTTTTAGCTTCTCTGCTTTCTTAGGATCTTTTCCGAATAATGCTTTATAGTAACCTTTAACGGAGTCTACAACTTTTGGACCTGCTATAAGACCTGTAGCTACTGCACCTACAAGAGCTACACCAGTCCAGAAAGGATCTCCGCTAGAAATAGCGCCCATCAACTGCTCTGCTGCTTGTTTAGCTCCGGTAGTACCAGCACCTGTTACGAGTTCTGATACATCTCCTTTTTTCTTATCAGAGCTTTCCATCTCTTCGATCTTACTCTCTACTTTAGCTTTAAGAGCTTTTAACTCTTCGAGACTTTTTCCGCCTTTCTTTTCAGCTACTCTAGTCTCCATTTCTTTTACCGGCTTTTCTTCAGCCTTATGAGCTTTAGGAGCCTTATCGTGTTTCATTTTAGGAGCTTTTACAGCTTCTGTGTAAGCACCACCAGACATGTCTTTGTTTTCAGCAACTATTTGCTTTGCAAGAGACTCAAACAATTGTTTTGAGAGGTGCAATCTAATCTTAGTATTATTTTTCATTTAAATGGTTGTTTTATCTTATTGTCCAAAAGTTACACCTGTGGGCAAGATGTTGAAATCGAGTTGAATAAATTCAGCAGTCCTAGTTGGCTGTAAGTAAATAGCACCTACAAGTAGATTTCTATCAATTACGTCTGGTGTATTATTAGTATCATCCATTACTACACGGAAGGCATATAAACCTTGACGCTGTTGTACGTAATCTAAGTAAGGATTTACTTGAGATAAAAATTTATTCCTAGTTACAGCTGTGTTCTGTTCGAATACAAGAGTCTGTGCAATTTGTCCAATGTAAGACTTCAATGCGATTAACAAACGCCTTACGTTTACTCGGTCTAGAGCAGAAGCTTTAGATTGTAAAGTCTTTTGTCCGTAAATTACAGTGCCTTGACCTGGGAAGATTGCAATTGGATTAACTTTTGCAGTGTATAGAGTGTTTCTTTGAGCAACTGTCAACCTTCTTTCTGGTTGAATTACTGTCGGAAGACCTCCTCTTGTTAAACCTGCAGGTGCAAACCACTCAGCAGCTACTTTATCGTTGTATTCATATACTGCTGGAACGATTAATGAAGCAGGTACGAAGTTTAGACGACCAGTTTCAGTAGACCTAATTTGTACCCATGGCCAATAAGTAGCACCATAAGAGTTATCGTAAGATTGAGCTCCAGTAGATACTGCGGTAATTGTTTGGTTATAGCTAACCATATCTACTACTGCAATGGCATCACCACGATTTTGTGCTGTTGAAAGCAAAGCGCTAACCTGTGTGGCAGCATTTTGGTTTGTCAAGCCGGGTGCATAAATTGCGTTATATACATATGCATCTGCATTTGCAAGCAAGTTTATTGCTGTATCGTAATCGGAAGACCTTACCCCTTGAATATTGTTAACATCACTGTTAGCAGTAACAGCAGGAATTGATTCGTACATGTTAAGTGGTGCTGTAGAAATCCAAGTTGTTGGATTTAAACATCCGTAAAGAGGTCCTGTAGCACCGCCAAATGAACCGTTGTAAGAACCGGATCCATTAACTGGAATAGAAGCAGTATATTGAGACTGTGCTTGACCAGTTGGTCCAAGATAATTTGGAGTTGGGTAGTTTACCGCTTTAACCCTAATGTAGTTTGAAGCGTTAGGATAGCTACCTGTAATTTGAAGGTAATTTTGACCAGACTCATCAGTAAGTACTTGTTGAGTTTGGTTACCAATTACATATTCAATGTAGTTATTTTGATTAGGATCGAGAGAAATGTTTGACCAAGTCTCCAATACTGTTTGGTTTGCAGTATAGTCGTCACCTCTTCTAACTAAAAGGGTGAAGTATCCAGAAGCAGTATCTGCTTGTGCAATCTGCCACCTAACGTTATTAGCAGAACCAGAAGGAAGTACACCGTTTAAAGTAACTGAACCACTTGAATTGGCGTCGTTATTCATTACTGTTCCTACAGATAAAGTCTCAAGTGTAAAGGCTGGTAGAGTAGCTCCTGGTACCCTATTAGCGATAAAAGAAGAACTAGCTGCGCCATAAGAGCCGCTAGCTACTCTAGTCACCAATAAAGAAGTACCTCCCTGCTGAAAGTAGTTATACGCAGCTTGAGAGGTCATGTACTCGTAAGTATTTCCACCAGAGATGAAGGTAGTTCCAAACTTAGCTCTGTATTGAGAATACGAAGTTACTAGTGTTGGAATATCTTTCCTACCGATCACTGTAGGGCCGATTAAAGCCGATCCTACTGTAATTGGTCCTGCTGTTATTTGAGAAAGGTCGTTTTCTCTTAAGAAAACACCGGGGCTGATAAGCGCTTCTGCCATGTCAATAAATTGTTTATACTAATAAATAGCTGTTATTGGCGGCAAAACCTAATTAATTCCTAGAGGTGATATTACTGTGGTGAATTGAGAGATATTTCTCCTGTCTTAAAGTTAATAGCACCATCTCCGTACTTTTCACCAAGAGTTCTAAGAAATTCTTGCTGTTTTTTAGCATTATCTCTAATACCTACTTTAATAATGTCTAATTCAGCTTCAAGAAGTGTTTTCTGATAAGCATATTCACCTAGAGTAGCAGCAAGATTACTGGCTTCAGAACGAAGACCTTGCAATTGCTCTAACTCTTCTTGATTCAACTTTTCACTCATAAAACTTAATTATTTGTTTGATTTAGATTTTTTAGACTTTGAAGCTTGCTTTACCGTAGCAGTTTCTACAGGCTTTGCTGCTTTCTTTACAGCTTTGATTTTAGGTTTTTCTTCGGATTTTACTTCCTCTTTTGGAACTTCTACCGAACTAACCTCTACAACTTCTTCCGGTAGAGATTGTTTTTTCTTAGCTTGATACTGGAATACTAATCCTCCAATACCGACTGCAAGTAAGAGGACGAAAAATAATGCACCTATCATAGTTAATGGTTTTACTATATATAAATAGGAGGTTTTTTACAAGAACATATACTAATCTTTCTTGAGACCAAACTTTATCCACTTATACCAAATCCTTTCGTGAAGATAGTACTGAACAGGTTTGTAGATTAGTTCTGCTATTCCAAAAGCGGCTCCTACTTTTACATTTCCACTTACAATCCACATAATCACAAAGCCTATCAAAGTACTCACGATTCGATAGCTGACTGTCTTAGCAATATGTCGTTTTTTATCTACGATCATAGCTTGCCTTCTACTTTCATTTGCTCACGAATCTTTGTAGCAGAAATATCGTGTACTTCTTGAGGCGGTACATGCTCTATAATGTCATAACCAACACCCCTACCAATATTAATAGATTCAATATCAGGTATAATAATAACCCTAACTCTACCTGCTTCGACCAAACTCTTAAGTTCATTAAATAGATTTGACATTACTTGATGAGGAGTCCAAGGATTCTTTTCATCTGGTTCCACATCTCTAATACATAGTAAGACATCTTTTCCCTCATCAAGAGCTTGATCAATTAGCCATTGATGTCCTGGATGCCAGGGTTGCCATCTTCCGATAAACATTGCATACCTTCCTGACTTGCTTGCTGCTTTAACTAAGTGATTTTTCATCTATATACCTTTTAATTGATTTAATACATTCATCTACATCAACCTTAGACGTATCTAATGACAATATACGCTCTTCTGTTGGAAATTCAAAATCTTTTACATGATAATTTTCTCTTCCTCTCTCTCCTTCGTAGGTTAGGTAAACCCAAAACACTTCTTTTGAAAGATTGTTGAGATATTCTCTAGCTTCTTTAATAGGGTATACTAAAGATAAAACTACGTCATACCCTTTCTTATCTAAATACACAGCAATATCACTGGCTCGGTTAAGATTCTTTATCCTACCCTCCCTACTGTAGTCTGTGTTTACAAAAATACTTCTAAGATCATCTCCGTCGATATAATGGTCGGCTGAGATTTTTTTCGCTAAAGTCGACTTACCGCTGTGGGGTTGTCCAAATAATACTAATAGCATAAATTATTTTTTATAACCGAACGTATCATAATACCACTTATACTGGTTGTAAATCCAATCGGCGGTATATTGTCCTAAAACTTCTTTAGAATCATCAGGTAACATACCTAATGTATTTCGAATAATATGATCTCCATATATTCCATGAACTGTATCGTCTTCAACTGTGATTTGAGGGATGTGGTTGTAATCATGTTCAAATGGTTCTAGACCAAAAAATCTATAGATTGAATCTAGTTGTGGCTTTGGATTAGCACATAAATCCTCGTATCGTATAAATAGAAAATTTTGAGCTGTTTTATCCAATATTGATTGGTGTAATTTATTAACGGCATACCCTATTGGATGACCTCCAGCCCATGTTTCTACTCTTTGATGGGTAGTAATATTAGCTAATTTACCGTTATCTAACATCCCATCATCAATATCTGGATGTAGTCTAAATTTTTTCTCCATAGAGGCAAATACTGCTCTTAAATCCCTAACCATGAATATAATTTTTGGGTTTGGATTAATTTCATTAATTAACCTATAATATGAACCCCATGCTCTATTTTTATCTAGAATATAAGGTTTATCTGTAAGATTTTGAGTATATCCTTTAAATCCTTCACGACAATATGCATAAAATCCTTCACGCCACATGTCTTTATCTCCAGCGGGTGCTTCTTTATTGCCGTTGTATCCAATACGGGTACCAAGCATTAAATCAATCATACCCGAGGTTGGGGTAACATGGAATTGCGGATTTTGTCCTATTATGTTTTGTAAGAGTGTACTGCCTGCTCGTGGTAGAGAGGATTGATAGAAAATCGTTTGTTGCATATAACCTATGATTTTATTTATAAACGTAAATGTAAGGAGAATCTTTCGATTCTCCAAGTTTTTTATAATTATCTTTTTTTATATTTTATAAAGTGCATATTACTATTGTAGCGTTATATTCTTCTGTACATATTCCATAAGTTCCATTCGTTCCTCCAAAAGCAAGTCCTGCGGTTTGTGTTCCTGCTCCTTCTAAATCGCCTCTTGCATTTATCAATGCACCACCTGCTGACCAAGATGAGCCGTTGTATTCTTCTGTACATTTGAGGGCAGCATTACTACCACCATACACGTATTGGGGCCTTCCTCCAAAAGCAAGTCCTGCGTTTTGTGTTCCTGCTCCTGCTAGGTTATATCTTGCAGTTGATAAAGCTCCACCCGAGGACCATGAGGTTCCATTGTATTCTTCTGTGCAGTTGTAGCCACCATCTCCTCCAAAAGCAAGCCCAGCGTTTTGTGTTCCTGCGCTTCCTAAATATCTTCTTGCAGTTATTAAAGCACCTCCTGCTGTCCATGAAGTTCCGTTGTATTCTTCTGTGCATGATAATACACCAGAAGCTCCACCAAAAGCAAGGCCTGCGTTTTGAGTTCCGGCTCCTGCTAATTGGAATCTTGCTGTGATTAAAGCGCCGCCTGCTGACCATGAAGTTCCGTTGTATTCTTCTGTACACGATACTGAACTACCTGCATTACCTCCAAAAGCAAGTCCTGCATTTTGTTCTCCTGCTCCTGCTAAACCACATCTTGCAGTTATTAAAGATCCACCTGCTGACCAAGATGAGCCGTTATATTCTTCTGTGCATGACATAGGACTAAACGAACTAAATGAAAACCCACCAAAAGAAAGCGCGGCATTTTGTGTTCCTGCGCCTGCCTTATTGTAAATATTAGATTCTATCATTGTTCCTCCAGTAGACCATGAAGCTCCAAAATATGAATATTTTACTCTATTTGCATTAGTATCATACCATATATTTCCAGCTGAGGAAGTGTTTTCGGTATTTCCTAAAAGAAGGGAACCAGTTACTACTAGATTATTTAATTGTGCCATTTTATAATTACGATTTATTATAAATATTTGAAAATTAGGTATAATTTAATATTTTATCAATATCAAATATTTCTCTAACATTCATATATGGGCACTCATGTATGTTATTTTCAAACTGATAATCAAATGTGTATGAACCAATTAACTGGTTTGCTATTTGTGGTAGTTTAGCTTCAATATTTGTATGGATGTTATATCCAAATACTTTAGAAGACGTTCCAATCCATAAAACGGTGGATTTTAGGTTTAGAGCTGCGGCAGCATGTTGTAAACTTGAATCTATTAATACACGTTTTTTAGATACAACAAGTAAAGAAAATAATTCTATGTTGGACATTTTTTGATCTATCCTCTCTACTCCATCAATAAAATATCCATCTGGTCTTGTTATTTGAATAATATGATATTGTTGGCTGTATTTCTTAACTATTTCTTGTGCTATTTCAATTGGAATATCTCTTGTCCATGAATATGAATACTTTTGACCTTCCATTGGACCGCCACAAGTTTGAATGACCATAATGGGTTTAGATCTATTCCATAGACCTATTAACATACTTTGAGGATAGTTAGGAACAATAACTGGGGTTTGGCCTGTATATTCTAGATTCATTAGATCACACCAATTGTGGATCAAATGTTTTTTCTTAGTAATGTGATCGGTTTGGTGATATGGTTCGTGTTTAGAGATAATCACATCTTTACCTTCAATATAATCCTGGTAAAAATATGGAGCTTGACCTAATTGATATATTCTATCTACGTTAGGGTTATTTAGATAAACTTCAGGATGTGAAGTTACCATAATAAGTTTTCTATCAGGGTATGTTTGTTTTATAGTTTTAACTAGTGAAGTACCCGCAATATTTTTACCTAACCCACCTTGTATATGCCATATAAAATACTTTTCTTTAGATGAAGTACTTTCAGGAATTATAGGAGTAATAGATATTTGTTTTGGTTGATATGTATAACCTTCGATCATGTTTTAGAATTTTAATTCGGTTAATGAAGTTTCTTTCCCAAATCCTACTTGAGGTACTATGTTAAATGCTAAGCTACAACGTGTTTTTTCTGTTTTGTTTAATGGAACAGAATGGTGGAGATATGAAGGGAATAATAAAAGTAGCCCGGGTGTAAATTCTATAGAAAATTCTTTCTGTGCGTATTTTAGTTCTCGTTTATCTAAAACTAGTTTAGGTGAAATATAAGAGGCATTCATTCCTCCTTCTTGTTTATGGAATTTAATTGCTGGGGTTTTATCTGTTGGTTCCCCAAAATAAAATACACCCGAAATTAAACTATTAGGATGGGAGTGCATAGTATGGTGTTGACCTGGATGTTTGTAGGATATCCAGGATTGTCCAAATCTATAAGCATCATAATCATACCCTAACATCTTACCATATTGTGATACAACTCCTAAAATATAATTTTTAATTTCTACTGCTTGGGGATCATCTAAAATGTAGCTATTTTTTGAGCGTTCACCATAATTTGGTGAATCTACTTCTTCAGACAACATTTCTTGTTTAAACAACCATGGTATTATCTTAGCAAATTCTAAGGGCATCATAGTAGTAAAAACAGGGGTTGGGAATAGTTCTAAAATTTCGTAATTAACCTGCATAACGTCCAAATATGATTTCTGATATTGTTTCTTTATCTCCTAATGTTCCTTTAGTTAAAGCGTTTACACCTAATGCTTTACGTACCTTATTTGTTCTATTTGGTGGGACACCATGAGTAACATAAGACGGAAATATTATAAAATTGTTTTGTTTTGGTGTAAAATATATCTCTTCTTGAGAGAATGGGTGTGATTGATAATCGGGTAATAGTGAAGGTTCGAATGAAGAACGACCAAATGATTTTACATCTTTAGAAAAACAGATTGCAGCATCATTAGGTTGGAAATCATAATAAAACACACCAGCTAATAATGTATTAGGATGGGTATGTGCTTTATGGAATTGACCCGGTTGTTTATAGGTTAACCACGATTGAGCAAATTCTAAATCTTTGTAATTATACCTCATAACATTAGTGGCAAAGTCCTTAAAACAAACCATAAAAAAGTTACGTAAATCTTCGCAAACTGGGTGGTCTATTATATAAGAATTTTTAGATATTTCACCATATCCCCCACCCGTAGCAGGGTTCATTTCTTGGCTATTAAAGTATTTAATTACCTCAGTAGTATCTCCCTCATATGTGTTTACATATAGAGGGGTGGGAAACATTTGAAATACTTGGGAT